AAGAACACGACCTGCTGGCCTAAGTATACTATAGTCAACACCGATACCACCACCTGTACTGAGACAAGACATAGAGCGATGTACAATATTAGCCCACTCTTCTCGGGTGTCTTCCTCTGCTCTAAGGAGGTAGCAGTTGTTGAAAGCACTGAATTCTCGTCCTGCATAATAAAGGTACCTCCCTCCGGGAATGATCTTCATTGTCTTAATGGCTTCCGCCAAGTCTTTCTGGTCTTCTTTACTCATCAAAGAGCGGTCTTTACCTCCACGGCTCCCGCATACATCGTCAACTACGCGGTCAGACAAAGCATCCCAAGTGTCATTCGCGCCTTGGGCGTACTTCAACCTAAAAATGCGTTCTGAGAAACTGGTTTTAAAGCGATTATGTTCCATTCTTAAAGTCCTTAATGTCCTGCTCTGCTTCTTTAATGTTGATCTCTGTCATCCTGTTCAAAACCTGCATCCTCCCAAGCCGAACGGCTACCGAGTCCACGAGGGCGGTCTTCACGTTCTTCACTCCGAGAAGAGACTTCCTCTTCTTCCCCTGATTCTTTGTAATACTTTGAGATGAATCCATGTCGTTGCCTTATCTTGTATTTGTATGTTGTTAGTAACTCTTCTGCGGTAATGTCTAGAAGTTCTAGAACAACCACTTCATTCTCTTCCAAGAGCATACTGTGTAGTTGGGTTAGAGTATAACTCACTTTGGGGGAAACTTATCTAATTCTGTAACAAACTTTTCAATAACTTCTTTTTCTTTTTCGTATGCTTCAATGCTGTAAATAAACATATCAAAGATACCCAAGGAGACACAGAGAGAAGTTACTTCATGTATCCACTCAACCCCAAACTTGATTCCACAGACCCAAGAGAACTCAATACCAAAGCCCCTCATGATGCCACCCCATTCTTCTTATCAAAGCTACGCAATCCAGACAGCCCTAGAAGGCCACCAAGCACCTGTAAGGTCAAAGTGGTATCAATGACTGGGAACTGTCCGTGATACCCGTAGAAGACTTGTGCTACAAATCTAGCTAGGGGTTCTAGTATAGCTACATACCCAAAGGCTACCCCACAAGTCCACAAGATAAAGGGCCTAGCTCCTGCAACAAAGATGCTTGAACTCTTAGCCTCTTCCGTATTGGTTGCTATTTGAGCCATCTGTACGGAAATACCTAGCTTAGCCATTTCAACTTGGAAGTCTAAATCCAACTGTTTCATCTTAACCAAGTCAGAAGGCCCCATACCAGCCACAGTCTGCTGTACAAGGCTTGGGTCAACTCCAAACTTACTGGCTAGGAAGGACACTGCTGCACCTGCCAGAGGCCCGCCCAAGGCTGTTGCAATGGTTGGAGCTATTGACTTAAGGATGTCTGCCGCTGTGCTCATTTTCCTTCCCTGTAGTGGAAGTCCAGCCACCTACTATACTCAGCTAGTTTAGTAGCATCACCTACACGTTGCCCTTTGAAGTTCATTCGAGCTGCATACTTGATGATTTGTCCAAGCAGAAATCCCTCGTATTGCTCTGGGGTCAGTTTGGCTCGAATGATGTCTAGGGTTACAATACCACCAGCATCATAGTAGTTCCTAGTAACATCCCTAGAAGGAGCGTGAATGTTTTCTTTTTTCTCCGTGGCATTACTAATATTCATAAAGAAGGTCTCCATATCACATAAGCACTTTTCATCAGGGTTTTCGTCTTCATCTTCAGTCAATTTCTTTTCTGGGGCTGCTGCATAATTCATGTGGGCATAAATCATCTTAGCCATACTTACTCCGTAGATAGTCAATGCTAATTGGCATCTCATCAAACTCACCATCGTTTACTTGGTGGAGCATCCAGACACCCCTCCAACACTCGTTACCTTGGGGGCCTAGATAGGCTTCATCGTGTTGATAGAAGCAACCAGCAAAGATGCTGGTAATCCTTTTGCCGTCAGCCTTGTATTGTATGTCTATTTCTTTCCTCTGTACGTGACCCATAATGCAGCTACAATGCTTCTTAGTAGTGAGAGCCTTAGCAGATGACACAGGACGCCCCATAACACCAGAGGCAAAGAAATGGCAGTATACAATACCATCAATGGAAATAGGCTTAAGATAAGGAATGACCTCCCAATCACCGTAAGGTAGATCTTTGACACTGATTAGTCCCTCCAGTTTAGGATCACTATTAACAGCCCTGTTGATGCGATCTTCGTGGTTTCCCAAGGTAAGAACAAACCTAGGCTTCCAAGGGGTCTTTGTCTTAGATGTTCTTAGGATCTCCCTTTTGACGGGAGCCATGAACAAGTCCATAGCTTTCTTAGTGGCTGCGATATCCTTGGTATATCTCCGTCCTTCAAAGTCTTTTTTACCAACATCGTAGGAACTAAGGCTAGGCATGTCAGCCATGTCACCAATGTTAATAATAACATCTGGATGTTTTTTAGCACAGTATTTACCTGCCCAAGTTAAGTGTTCTAGTGGTACACCCTCTTTTGTTTGGCAATCTGGGATTATGAAGTGCTTCTTGTTCATGTAAGGGCTTCCTTAATAAATGCTTCCCACTTCTCTACCTCTCCGAATGCACACCATTCAATTTTGTTCTTGTCACACCACTTGCCATAGTCTGTCGGAGATCCTTTGTAGATTGGGTTTGTGGGGCGTTGGAAGACGACAAGGATGCGAGCTTCTGGGTGCTGCTCCTTAACATAGAGCAGCTTTTTGCGTCCGTCAAGGTCGAGGTAGCCTTTTGTTTCAATGTACCAGCCGTCTTTGATTGTCCAGTCTGGAGTGTACTTGTGCGTTTCTGGGCGGGTTGTAAAAGATAGGCTACTTGTTTCGTACCCAAGGTTATATCCTTTTTCAAGAGTTGCGGTTTTGAATTTAGTCTCAAGCCCGGAGCGGTGTTTCCACTTTCCATATCGAGGCTTCACTAGGAATGCTCTTTGGGATTAGTACCAAACATGTCGCTGCTTGCTTCACCGACCCCATTACATAGGAGATCAGATCCATCGGCGACTCTTTCACTTCTGTGCGATAGATCTGAACCTTCGAGTTGGTGAGCCTTACGCCCACTATATACTCCGGGGGGTTCCCAGATGTCATTAAACTTCCTCCAGATATGCAGTAGTTTGCAGTTGTTGTGGAACCGTTCTTCAGAGTCATAAAGTGCTTTACAGGCTTCATAGTACTCCTCTGGCAGCAGGGGGTCTAGGAGTTTATGGGCTTTTACAGGCCCAATTCCTTTGATCCCTATCACGTTATCTGAGGTATCACCCACTAAAGTCTGGATATAAAAGGACTTTAACCCTTCGTCGGGTAAAACATTAGTAAATACCTTCTTAACAAAATTGTAGTGTAACCCGGATACTTGTAGCATATCTTTGTCAATACTACAAATAACCGAATTAGCGTCTTGAGCCACACCCATCCCATCGTCAGCTTCATACCCATGACACCTCACAGCCTCCCAGTTTGTTACTAAGAACTCTTTACAAGATTCCAGATAGATTGGTTTGACCGCACTTACCCTGTTAGCCTTGTACATTGGGTCTACGCTATACCTAAAGTTCAGTTCCTTGGCTCCAGAAAGGAACACAGTGTACGTATCAGCCCCTACAGCCTCTAGAATCTCTTTCATCAGGGCATCAGTACGAATCAAGGCTACTGAAACGTCCTCCTCGGTATCAGCACTTGCTGCACAACGGTAAGCTACTATGTCGCCGTCGATCAGTGCCTTCATTTTGTTCCTTTGGTTGTTTTGTTTTGCTGCTGTCCCCTTGCAGGGGGCCGTGGCTAGCCAACCTTGCGGTTGGCTAGTTGTTGCTTCTCTTTAGCTCTTTTTGCTCATCTTGCCTTTTGTGGCTTTCGCCAGAGCTTCCCACTTTTTGTTTTCACGCTTGTTGTCCCGCCCATCCATCAGATCATACAGGCCATCAATAATCTTTTGGATACGCCCATTAGATTGTTTCTTCAGGTACGAGGCTACAGCTTCAAATTTAAGGGTAGTATTCATAGTTCATATCTCCTAGTTAGGCCGCTTTAGCGGTTGCTTCTGCATTCTCTTTCATAGCTTCTGCCATATCCAAGTCACCAGCCGTGTAAGCTTCAAACTTACGGGCAAGATGAATGGCTACTTCGGCATTTGTGTCATCAATCTCAAACGCTTTACCACCTTTAGAGGCAATTAGAAGCTCAGTTGCTCGGGCAAGGGCATTCTGCCGAACAATTGAACGATCTCCGTGAAGAGCAGGGATGGGGAATACTCGGCTAGAACTACCACCAGAGTAGGCAGTACCTTTGCTACTAGGAACACCGGCTGCTGCTGCACCGGGTGCTCCCTTCTCTGTAATACGGATGTTCTTGCCCTCAAGACCATAGGTACCAGTCTCACCATCGAAGGAAACAGTATCACCAGTATTAACCATAGGATTCTTAAAGCCACACTTGACCCAACCACTGTCAATCTTGAACGAGAACGTGGGCTTAACACCAAACTTGGTAGTCACTTCTTTGGTAGATACTGCTTGGACAACACCTGTCATTTCAGCCATATTATACTTCCTCCATTTCAAACCAGTTCTTTCCCGAAGAAACTCCTGCACTGAGCTTCAGAGCCAACGGGATTCCGAATGTTGATTGATAGTACTTGTGGGTACTATTTAACAACCGCTTTACTTTCTCAACAACACCACTTTCTATAGCTTCCCTACTACAATCCAACAAGATCGAATCATGGATCGTATTGATGAGTTTGACTCCAGAAGTACTAACAAGTTCCCTAAAAACAATACCCAACATCAAAGGAACAATATCACCTGTAGCCAAACCCTGTACCGGGTAGTTCTTCAGCTCAGTTGGACTGAAAGTATAGTCTCTAGTTCCCTCATATTTAGATTTATATTCGTTGAAGGTATAGATTCTTTTGGTCTCTGAGATATGCTTCCATTGTCTAGTTATGCTTGTAAGACCTTCTGGGGTTGTTATGTGGACACCCTTGAGGTTAGCAACATTTTCCATAGAAGTATTCCAACCTTTAACTTCAGGATACCTAGCATAGAAAGTAACCACAAACTTCTTGGCAACCTCAAGAGTACAACCAGCCTGAACAGAAAGAGTCTTAGCACCAGCACCATAAATCAACCCAAAAGTAAGACTTTTAAACCACTTTCTAGTAACTGCATCAGGATACTTGCCATACATTTCTTTATACAGTTCATTGTGTATATCAGCTCCACCAGAAATGTCTGCAATTAACTGCTTACACTTGGTAAGATGGGCTAGTACTGCTACTTCGAGCTGTTTAAAGTCAAACTCAACAAGTGTTCCATCTTCATACCTGCTAGTAAATATCTTCTTAATTGGGTTGTTGCTTATGTTTTGTATGTTTGGTGTTGTACTGCTTAGTCTTCCTGTTGCTGTTGTTACTTGGTTTATTCTACTATATATGTAGTCTTGTTCTTCGTTCCTTATTACATGTTTACCTAGTCCTTGTATATATGTTGTTAGCTGTTTAGTTACTTCTCTATATAGTAGTAGTTGTTTTACTAGGTCTCTAACTTGTGGTATTGAGTCAAACATAGAGATGTGTTTAAGAACTTCTTCATCCACAGACACCTTACCAGTCTTCTCAGATTTCCATTCATCAAGAGGGGCTATTGTGCTAAAAGAAGGATAATCAACGTTCTTAGTAACATTCTTAAACTTTGGTTTACCATTCTTATAAAACCCAGCAGCTTCCTTTTCCACAACTTTACTATTACCACCGAACAACAACTTAGACCACTGTGTAGCACTGGCTAGATCTTCTATTGAATAATACCGATCGGGAACACCGTTGACATCTTTTGCAAGTTTAAATTGCACATCAGCAAATTCTGTAGCAACCTCACCAGCATACTTAGCAAAGTACACGTAATCAACGTTCATGCCGTTATACATCATCTCAGTAACACAGTGCAAAGCCTCCATCTGAGATATAACAAGATCCATCATTCCCATATCTACTACCATTTTAATTTGATGTTCTGCTATTCCCAGTGTGTTTTTAAGATCTTGTAATAGGTAGGGCTTGATGAGGTAATCTGGGATCTTGTCTGCTCCAATACCAGCTTCAAACATTTTGGTTATTATGCCGTCTTTAACAGGAAAACCATATTTCAATGACATCCTATCTAAAGAAGGCCACTTCTCAGTTTGACCAGATATCAGGTACTCAGCCAACTGAATATCCCAAAGACGCTTCTTTTGAAGTACCTCTTTAAAACAGGAATTCTTACGGTACATGTAGCAAAGATCAAAAGACATATTACAACCAACCAAGAAATCACAATCTATGCTAAACTTGACTTCAGAAGTACGGTCATCAACAGACGAAAAAGTAGGGCAGAGGACAGCAATTGAATCAAGAATACCAACATACACAGCTTTATTGAGGGGGTGCATGGGATGGCTACTCCCAACCTCTTTAGGAGCGTTGAGAGTAGTCTCCACATCTAATGCTATTAGATGTAGTTTGCTCATTACTGGTTCTCTTCGTTTTCCAGCTCTTGCCTAAGAAGCTGCAAACGAATCAAGAGATCAAACTTAGTTTGAGCCTCGAAGGACAACAGCGTATCCAAGCCATAAAAGTAATCAAGCATTTGTAACTCCATTTGTGTAGGTTGCCACACCATTTTTGAAGTGTGCTGTCATGGTTTGTTGCCTCATTTTGGGGTCAAAACTGATATGAACCCAGTTTCCTTCTGCTATGAGCTGGTCAAATTTAATACCTGATTCTGAGATATACCTGACAATATCGTCAGGTTCCCCAAAGGCTGGGCAAACGAAGTCAATAGCCCACCCATCCATGTGGGCTGAATTTCGGCTTCCTCCCACAGCTTTATTGAGTTCAGGACACCTAAACCAGCTATCAACGTGCATGGGGGCACCTAGGAGCGTCCTGACGGCCTCTAAACGGTTACTGGCTACCGAGATATTGGATTTCTGCAAAATCGCAGGAAGGTTGGTTATATCCAATCGTAGGGCAGTACTGCTAAATAGGGCCTCTTCAAGGCTAAAGTGGGTGCTAATGGGAGTCATTCTCATTTACCTCTGTGGTAGGGGTATTTCTTTAGTATGAATCAGTAGTTCTTTTTCAGCTATAAACACATCAAAGTTTTTGTCGTCTTCTGGGCACCTAATTTCTTCCAAGAAGGTACTCCCAAACTTAGTTCTCCAATGCACAAACACGTTGTTAACAGCATCCCACCGAGCTTCTGAGGCATTCCTACAGGTACCTCTGTAGTAGGCTCCATCCCTAAGTTCTTTCTTTTGGATAATTGGGGTGTAATCTTTACTCATTTCAGATCCTTTATAGTTATCTAGAAGCTAAGATGATACCAACATTAGCTATAGCATACCCAGAAAAGCATATTGCCCAACCTAGTTTTCCATCAAAAAGAAAAGACGCTGCTGTAGCCCCATAAATTACTGTTACAAGAGCAATCAGGTTTGTAGTCATGGCATTTCCTTGTAGTTACTTTGTCCACCAAGCCTTCTCCAATGACCTTGAAAGCCACCATCAATACCTACCTTGCCACATTTGCAGTTTTTAAAATCGTGTTCGTGAAAAGCCTCAATGATGTCAAGGCAAGCTAGGCATTGGATGCGGTTACGTCTACCCATCCAGCTACCAGCAGGGTCTGTTTTATCTGGATCATCTGTCATTATAACCTCTCGTTTTCATTTCAGTTCCTCCAATTCAAACAAGGCTTCCACCCTATCTGCGGCGGCATGCATGACCTCGGCAGCGGCGAGGTAGTTCTTGTTTTTCAAAGCCCACTTAGCAGCAGCTTCGTTGTTCATCCAGTGAACGCCTTGCTCGTTGTCATACTGGTGGGACGCACCCACCTCGCGGATGGATTCGATCAAGGCAAGTAGTGCGGTCTTTTGGTCGGTTTTCATTTTTGTATCCTTTCTATTTTCTGTTTTTGGGCAACCCCAATGTTTGGCCTCGCCTGTGTTTCCACAGCCGGGCCAATGTGTTGTTCCTAGTTCATTTATTTAAAATGTCTCCCACATTTCAACTTCGTTTTTTATTTCTTGCAGAGATTGCCGCAGCTTTAGACCTAGCATCTGCTTTACTACTGGCACCCCACGCTTTAAGGGACAGCAAAAGCCTTGTCGGTTCTCCGTTTGGTTTCTTTTCCGGCCCCGGCATATTGCCCATTCTTGCTAGGAACGAGGCTCTGCGTGGGTTATTCCCAGCTTTTACAGGCGCTTTGAGCGTTCCGCCAGTCTGGGCTTTGTAACTTGCTCGACCCTTGGCGTTAAGTCCACCAGCGGGATTTTTTCCTTCTTTCCGTGTCCATGCTGCGGTCATTTTAATTCCTCCTATTCATAACGTGCTCGAAGTGGATCAATTCTTACCAAGTATCGTCCGTGACGTTCTGACTCCAGTTGGTCAGCCCCACCACCGGGTAACTTGTTCTTAGGAACGTTGATGGTTCTTGTCATTGCTTCATCATCGTTAGCTGGTTCTTTGTATTTACCCAGCGTGATGATTGCATCAGCTTCTCCGGGTTTGTCTGTCTTACTACCCCGGAGACTATCCATACCAATATAGGGTGGGTCTTTGTGCATCTCAGCTTCACCAGACAACTGACTGGCTGCTATGACCACACAGTCCTGTCTAGCCCAATCCCTAGCCCACTTGTAAAGCTTACCCAACCTGATGTCTTCACGCTCATCATTCTTAAAGCCGTCAACCTTGTCCAAGACATCAAAGATAATCATTCCCGGTTTAACGTCTTTAAACAAGGCATCTAGGGTCTTTACGTTGTTGGTGTGTCCGTCTGTGATTAGAATCCTGTTCTTGTCGCCACCCATTTGTGTTATGTAATCTTTCATCGCTGTGGTGTGGTCTGCCATGATCTCTTTGGTTGTTTTGCCTAGTGTAGCTTGAACAACCCTGAAAAACACGCTGTCACTCTTCTCCTCGTTGTTGACCCATACTACAGGTCGATCTTTAGGGAGTTGGGGAGCTATAAAGCTTACTTCACTAGCCAAGAACGTGGTTTTTCCAACCTCGACTCTTGCAGCAATAATAATAAAGTCACCAGATCTAACAAGACCCAAGCTCCGGTTAAGAGGCATAAGTCTCCACTGGTATCCCGTAGACAATATGCGATCAACAACGCCAGAAATATCAGGAACGACAAAAAGGTCTTTTTTATCAATAAATCGTTCGACATCTTTAAGGGCCTTTGTGGTTAATTCACTAATAGCTTCTAGATCTGAAGTACCATCTCGTGCCTTAAGACATTCCTCAGAAATCAAAGCCAATGAGTCCATCTCAATCAAGGTCTTTATGACCTGCTCATAGGCTATGGTTGGTGTGAAAGTCTGCATTTTAACTATCGTCCCCCGGAGTGTGCTGATTTTATCGGGAGATAACCTGATGGCATAAGTGGCAAGTAGGAAACTACTGAAAGCTTCCCAGTCAACAGAAGTAGAGCTAGGGTAGGAGGTGTAGTAGTCACCCATTTTGTCCAAGATAAGGACGGTTTCAGGTTGTACTACATGATCTTTTACATAGTGCCGGTACCTTTTGAAATTCTCAGGTGACTCGGCACACAGGTACATTACATCGAAGTCTATGATATGCTCCTAATAACTGTTGGAAGATCTATAGGACTAAGTTGTTTTGGTTCAACAAACTTAGAGTTAGCTCGTATACA